TGTGGCGTGCGGCACCGGACGCAGACGCAATCACAGGCCCTTCTGTTGCACGAAGTCGCCGAGCGTTAGCGGCGGCGCGCCTTCGATCGAGCGCAGGCGGTTTTCGTGATCGTACAGCACCTGGGTTTGCGGTGCCGGCGTTGTATCCGCAGGCGGCGGCACATATGGATCGGGCGTGTTGCCGTCCGTCAGCCACTTGTCATACGCCATGCGATCGCCATTGGTCGGATCATTGGGAATGTAGGCTTGATCCTCGGTGCGGATCACGATGTCGGTCGAGGTGAGTTGATAGTCGGCCATCACGGCAACCTCGCATCACAGGTGAATGTCGCGTCCAGAATATACGTTCCGGTTGCTGTTACGCTGCCAATACACTGCACCTCGGTCGCGTTTGCGGCCGTCGAAAGAAACGTGGCATTGGAAAACGCATTAGCGACCAAGGTCGAGGTTGGCGCGCTGCGTTTCTCGACCGGGAACCGCACCGCCATTCCCATCACTCCAGTTCCAGACGTTGAATACGAAACATTGTAAATCCGCACCTTCTCCCAATATCGCTTGCAGGTCTGTAATTCCTGATCGAACGGCCGCGTGATCAGCGATGACTGTGCCGCCGATGGCGCACCAGTGCCGGGCAACAAGACAACGCCGGTGATCACCATCAGGTCGGTCGTGTTCTTCACTAGGTTGTTGGTGCCGGTCGCGCCCAGGAAATTGCCCGCGGTCCATACGTTGGGCGCGGTGAGATAGGTGGTGCCCGACATGGCAGTGAAGGTGATGGACATCCCGGCTGTGTTGTCGGTTACCCACGTTCCCGTGGTATCGCCGGCAATGGTCACGGTCTTGTATTCCCAGGTGCTGACGGCATTGACCACATAGGTAAACGCGTAACTGCGATTGGCCGTTATGCCGTTTCGTACAGTGCCGGAAAATGTTCCGGTTATGGTGCTGAACACCCAGAACCCGAGCGTGATCGGCGAGGCTTGCGCCAGCCCCCACCACAACCGCGAAATCCGATAGCCCTCGATGTGCTGAATGTAGGCGCAGTAATCGGTTGCGGCCGGTGCGGCATTGGCAACGGTGGCGCGTATTTGCAGAGCCCGGTTAAAACCGATCGGCGCGACAACGATCTGTTCCGCCCGCACCGTTGGCGTGGTGCCGCCGCAGGCAACCTTCCAGCCGTCCACGATATAGAACTGGTTATTGGTGACCAGAATAGGCGCTACTCCGTTCTCCTGGCTCACCTCCATCGCACCGTTGATTTGCATGCCGTTGTACGCCATGGCGTCGAGCGCGGGCGCCACGGTGGCACTCTGCATCAGTATCCAGTTGGTGCCGTTGTAGAGCAAATCGGCATAGCGGCCGGCGACAAGTGCGTTGGCGTCAAGATTGTTGCCGGCCTGATCTTTGATAGTAACGGCGCCGATGCCGTCCATGTTGAGCGTGGTGGAGCCGGAATTGGTAAAGCCGATCTTGAGCAGCGCGCGCAGCCCGGTCGGAACTACGCCATAGCCGACCGGAGAAGTAAACGTCTGCGCGTTGGCTGAGCCGCCGGTGGTGATCGATCCGTTGTTGAGGTTGCGATGTTTGGCGTGCGCCGCCATCATCCCGCGCGCGGAGTTGTTCACGCTCGCGCGTGCCTGGTTTTCAGCCCAGCCAATCCCGGCGTCGATGCTGGCGTTGGTGCCCGCCGTCGTGCTCCAACATTGGATGTCTTCGGTAGTGGGCATTAGGCGGCCTCATATGTTCCAGAAATAACAAGTGCAGCACCATCAAAGCCTGGGTATTCGCCGGCCGAGTTTTTGATCCGAACGACAGTCGGTGTGCCGGACAGGATCACCGCCGACGCCACCTCGGTGTAGGTCTCGTGGTAGCCGTTGAGCACCTGGCTTGCGGCAAATGCTGTCACCGGCAGAGTTGCGGTGATGTGAGTGTCTGCCGTGCCGTTGGTCGTGATGGTGATACGAGTGCTGAAGCTCACGTTCTTGCCGGATCGGATGTAGCGCCCAGTAGCGGCCGCTGAAGTGAGCGTGCCTGATCCGGCCGCCAAGGTTGGCGTAAAGGCCGTCCATGCTACCGGGACCGTTTGATAGCCGCTCAGATCGATCGAGATCACGCCGCCGCCGCTGATCGATAGCGGCGGTGTGGCTGACGTTACCGTACCGCCGCCACCGGAACTGATGATGCCGAGCGCGTTGCGCGCGGTGTAGGGGTCACGGGCAGCGTCAAACGCAATGCGGAATGGCGCCGGCTGCCATATGTTCATGCCACGGTGCCGTCCTGCTGCGCCTCGATTTGCACACCCTGCGCATGTGTCCACACCGTGCCGGCCGGAATGAAACGGCGGAAGCGATGCAGCCGGGCCGACGAATACAGCGCCGCCGAGCCGGTGATTTCGATCATGACCGGCACGCCCCAGGTCCAGGCATCTTGCAGTCGTTCCCGGGTGCCGGCGGCGAGTGTGCCGGTGGAGTCATCGCGGGCATCATCGAGTGGGTAAGCATCGCTGACGAATGCCCGCATACCGGGCGCCAGATGCACCTCGGCGGTTTCCATGGTTGCCGGCAGGTTGGGGCCGTTCAACGTGGAGAGATAGCCATCCGGGTTGATGGCGCCGATTGCCGGTCGATCACCGACATAGGCCGGGTTGTCCAGTGATGACGCGGCGCTGTCGAGGTCGGCATCACCCGGCTCGGTGCCATCGGTGTCGAGGTCAAGGTTGACCGACGCCATTAGCCCCCATATCCAGGCGAAGATTGATGCCCGCGCCCAGCGCGTGATCGACCAGTCGAAGATCAGTTGCTTGTTGTACATCGCACTGGCCGAACTGTCGTGATAGACCCACACGACGCGCGGCTTGTTCACACTGGCAATGCAATGCATGACGCCGCGGCGGGTCGCGTCGGAATTCGCCAGCCACCACTCATTGACCTTGTCCTGGCCGATCGGCGTGACTTGCTGACCGCTCAATGCATAGTAGCCGTCTTCGCTAACGAAATAGAGAACATTGCCGATGCTGTCGAAGCCATATTTCGACACGCAGCCACGATCATCCAGCACCCGCGAGAAGCTGAAAATCAGCGTGGTATCGCCGGGCAGAAACTGCAGCGTGCGAACGGTGCGATCCTGCAGCACGTAGCCGATCTCACCGCCGGCAATGCCCTGCACAGGTCCTCCGTCTGGGAATTCCTGCATGTCGCAGAGGTTAGTACCTACGGTCCATCCAGTCGGGTCGTTAATGGAGCTCCAAATTATGATACGCTTGTTGTACAGACCAGCGGTTGCCAGCCCGGACAAGAACAGAAAGTCGCCGATCTGCTTGACGTTGGTGGCGCGCGGCGGTGAACCGGGTAGCGCAGTGAAATTGGCGCCGCTCTCTATCTCAATCCACTGCGGATCGTCGCCGGTCTGAACTGCCACAAGGTGCTGGCCGGTCTGCTCGAACATCCACAGGTCGCCTGGCGCCACGTTATAGTTGCCGCCGACCGTGCGGCTGACATCTACCCATCCGGCAAGGGTCCATGTGTAAAGCCTGGTGTGCGTGCCGGCGTAGACTTTCCAGGTGCCATCCAGCTTGCGGGCGGTGTAGAGCCCGCACGCATTGGACGGCAACGCTGTCCCGAACGGCAGCAGCGATGGAAACGGCAGATAGGAATTGGCGCCGGCAAAGACGTTCTCCACCTCACTCGCGAACTTGGTGTCGAGTTCCGCGATGTCCGGCCGCCATTCGCCGAATTCCACCGGAAGCTTTTGCGCTGGCATCAGTGCTGCTCCCGCGCAACCTTGATGGCGCGCTGTAGATCGGCGTAGGCGCGAATGCCGACGACATCCTGCGCCACGATATGCCCGCCGAGCTTGCGCAGCATGAATGTCCCCGACTTCTCACCCAGGACATAACGCAGCATCTGCGGGGTGTGGTAGATGATCACGATTTCCTCGTCGTGATCGAGCACGCGCTGGTTCTTCTCGGACAGCGGGATATCAACGATTTCGTTGCCGTCGCGGTCGAAGATCATCATCAGAAGTACTCCCCAACGCGGACCTTCGGGCTGGTAGCGCCGGTGGTGAGTGCGGATAACTGGATGATTTCCTGAAACACCTCATCCCTGCGCGCCTTGTAGAGTTGCGCCATTTCCACGTTTCGGCCCTGTCCTGCGGCCTCCATCATCAGCCCGAACAGGTAGGCGTTGGGATATTCGGACAGCAGCCAGTTGCTGTTTAAGTCGCTGCCGATCAGCGTGGGAATTTTTGCGTAGTAGTGGAATTCGTAGGCGTCGGAGCCGGTGGTTGGAATACGCGCTCTGAATTGAGTGCCCTCGATGGTGAATACCGTCGGCCTGCCATAGCTGCGGTCGATCACATCGGCATGCAGATAGGCGGGATGGACATAATCCATCTCCGTAACGTCTCGATATGGTGGGGAAACGGGAGGTGTCGCAACGCCGCCCCGTATCCACAGCACCGATCGCCAGAGCAGATAATCCGGCGGAAGCGGCCATAAGCCGTTGGTGACAACAAAAACGTCAGTGAATTCCATCTGCCGCACCCGCAGCCGGCTATTGGCGTCGGCCTCGAACATCTTGGTATAATTGTCATAGCGCGCGGCAAAGCGGTTGTTGAACAGGTATTCCTTCAATTCGTTTTTGAGGTCGCCGTAGTTACTGATCCACATTGTCCCTCACCTTCGGCGGCCGGCCGCGCTTGCGCTTGAGCGGAAGATCATCTGGCGGTGTGTTGGTCCATGTCTCAGGCATGAGGCCGGACACCGTTTCATCGAGCCGGAAGAACGGATTATTCCGCGCCTTGCCGATCATGTACGGATCGGCGATTTCCACCGGCACGCCGGGAGGAAACGTCACATTGTTCCAGGCGCACTCGTCCTCGCCGAGCCAAGTGATCCGCGCCATGTCAGGTCGGCCCAAACTTATAGAACTGCACCATGACGTAAGCGTCGCCGGTCGCCGTGCCGGTGATGTTGGCGTACACGTCGGTATCGGTCACAAGCGGTTGCACCAGCGCAGCCAATGGCACGGTATTCAAGCTGCCTGCCGTCAGCGCAACCGTTGTAACGATCTCGGCACCGCCTGCGGTCGTGCCGATACTGAATGCCGGCGTTGATCCGGTGATAGCGGTTTCCACGTTGGTCGAAACGGCCGTGATGATAGCGCCCGCCGGAAGTCTTCCGATCTTGACGCTGTAGACCGAAACGCCGCCGATCGGATTGGCCCGACCGGCGACGACTTGGATAACAGAAGCCCCGATATCGCGGGCGGGTATATTCGCGTCGAATAGTGAAGGCATTGTATTCCTCCCGCGAGATCGGGTTGAGGGTTAATCGGCAGACGAGGCAAAGAAGCCGGTGGCAACGCCCCATTGCTTCAATGCAGTGCCGGCCTTCGGCACCTTGGCAAACATCTTGCCGACGCCGTAAGCTGCCTCGATGCCGGTGCCGGTGATGAAGCCATAGTCATCTTCTTTTCTGAAGGTGGGCTTCGCCATCTGACCGTACGCGATCACTGCGGCTTGCTGGCCGCAGAGGAACACCGGCTCCACACGGCCGGTGTAACCCGCAGGCGTGCCTACGGTGCCTGCGGTGAGCAACGTCGTCCATGTCGAGGTGACGAAGTTGCTTATCTCCGGCACGAGCCTGACGATGACTCCGTCGTAAAGCTGATCCCCATCTTGAAATAGGGGATTATTAGGAGCGCCATAGGTGCCCATGTTCTCACGCGGGCGGGCGTCCTTGTTCACGGTCTCAAGACTGATCTTGAGATCGCGGAACGTGTTCAGTCCGGCGAACGCGACGTAATACTCGTACCCATCCTTGGTGCGGTAGGGCCGAATGCGCGGATTGGCACCCATCGCCACCCGCTTGAGCAGCGAGAGATTGGCGCCGGTGAGTTTATCCGCAGTTGTATCGACGTTGAGCAGCGATGCGCCATGGTCGGTCGCCACTGCCGACGCGACACGGTTTGCAGTCGAAGCACCGAACAGCACGCGGTCGGAATTGTCCGACTGCCACTGTCCACGCTGGGTTGCGGTCGCGAGATTGTAGAGAATGCCGTTGACGCGAACGCCAGCCGTTG